ATAGAACATCGTGGCGGCAAATACTAACAGGAAAACAATACCGATTAGTTCAGGGTAATGTTGAGCCATGGTAATACAGGCGGAATAACACCCACTAGTCGGAGGAGTCCTTCAGCAAATAAAGCAAGGACCACCCAACCGACGCACATACTAATGATAGAAGCATTACGGTTGTGTCGTCGTATAGCAGCATCAATCATCTCCTGAACTTCAGAACGGCTTACAAACTCGTCTTGAGGTTCCATCACTTCTCATCTCCAAGAAACTTCGCAAGTGGGTCTTTTCTGGTCTTTACGATTTCAACAGATCTCTTGTAGAACATATTGTCCGTATTACCAGACGCTTCAAACGTCTCCTTGATCTTCACCCAATTATCGTAGGTGCGTTGATCCATAGGGTTTTAGATTGAATATTATTAGTTATACTAGTGAGTACTTCTACTATGTCAAGTTTGTTAGGGTTTGGTGATAGTGGTTAAGAGATTATAAAGAAGGTGTATTATTTGCTGCTTCTTCGTTTCTTTGTGCTGCTGTTTTGACTAGACCTTCTGCATAATCCACTAGAACCATATCAGGTTTGTTAGTAGCAGTTATGGATTGATTGTATAATCCATATTGAGTATTTCGAATATTTATTATCCTATTAAGTACCCACCAAAAGAAGTCCTAGTCAAGTCAATTGTAAATGATGTGCTGTTATAATTGGTAATATAAAACTCAAAATAGTCATCCTTCACTGCACTTCTTATTATTGAACCACCAAATTGACTATAAGATGCGTTAGTATAATTAATAGCAATTTCTTGCGAAAAAACTCCATTCTTATATAATCTTAGAGCTGGACCTGATGAAGTTGCTGTTGTTGTTGCACTAGAAAGATAAAATAAATAATTTCCAGCAACTGGAGCCGTAAATCTTGAGTTTGCGTATGAACTGGAAGTATTTGGGGTAATATTTGATGCTATCGTTATTTTTGTATCCGTTTGAGCACCAGAAAATGATTGTGTTCCAGTTCCAGTTGCATGGAATGCTGGTTGATTGGGTATCGTCACTATACCCCTTGAATCTATACGAAGTTTTTCAGCACCTGTTCCGCTGTTGGAAGTTCTAAATGCTATTGCCGTAGACCCACCACTAGATCTAGCAGAAATAGTTAAATCTCCACCAATATTATCATATCCAATAACCCCAGCATTATCCGTTGGGTCTGAATAAGTTCCACTAGAACGAATTCTAATTTGACCACCTTGAACATCCAATGGTGACGATGGAAGTGAGTTTCCTATACCTAAATTTCCACTTATATAAGTACCACCAGTCACCTGTAAAGTCTGACTTGCTGTTCCAGTACTTGTTCCACTACCTATCAGAACAGGACCACTTGTAAAGGTAGATACACCACTTACATTCAATCTTGTTGGGTTTGATTGAGTGATATTAAGAGTCGCAATCGTGCTTACGCCAGTCGCATTAATATTACCAGTTATATTCCCAACAAACCCAGTCGCAGTAACAATACCAGTCGCATTTAAGTTCGTTACAGTAGGTAGGTCGGCACCACTGACAGTCAAAGCACCATCAATTGCTGAAATCGTATCAGTTTGTCCGTTTATCTGAATACCCATTCGTCACAAAGACTTTTCTGGTATTTATAAGAAGGAAGATCAGGGATTCGAACCCTGGAACGCTATTAACGTTAATAGTTTTCAAGACTATCGCCATCAACCACTCGGCCAATCTTCCGATAAGAATATTATAATACTCAATGAATCAAATGTCAACTACCGTTTCTTTCTTTACATCTAGAAAGAGAAACTTCATCGGAGCATCAGAAAGATTTGCTCCTTCGTGTATATAGTCCATTACCTCATAGATCTGTGGAATACCTTCTTGCCAAAAGACTTTCTGACCTTGCCAGATCATATAACATTTCTCTTGATCAGGAATCTCTAGAGGAATCTGAATTCTCTTATAAGGACAGCGATAGACATTAGGATCTTTATGAGGACCCAGTATCGTTCCAGGACTAAACAGAGAAACAGTAGAAAATAAGATTTCAGAATTATCAAAAATTTCTAGAACTTTAGAGTCTTGAATAATTTTCTTTCTGACATACTTGACAGTCTTTGTTCCACTCTTATCAACCGACTCTGCTTTGATCCAACAATGGGATATTTCTTTATTTGAATATCCTTCAACTGTCGGAGCAATCTTCATCGGAAACTCACAGTCTTTTGCCCAATGATATAAGGTATCCAAATCAGATTTAGATATCATTTACTTATTAAGACGAGTGAGTTATAATACATTATAATATACAAAATCAACAATAGTCAAGTGATTATTAAACCATCAAAGAAAAGAAAAGAATTTGAAAGACTTTTAAGAATACTGGGCTATAGAGATTGGTCACCAGTCTTACCAAAACAAAAGAAACTGATGAAGCAGACAAACTATATGTGCCAGGACGGAGCAATGGCAATATATCTTTTCTTCATCCCATACCTTAATAAGAAAAGTTATCTATGGTTGGAGTTCATAGATCATTATGACTCTCCAGATCTTAAAAACAAAATTCAGTCTCTTGCGGAAAGAATTCACTATCAAGAAAAAACTAGACTTGCTGAAATTGGTTGGGAAGCAAAGTATACAAAACAACCTTATGACTTTTCATTAGAAGAAAGAAAAAAAGTCTTTTTCAGTTTTGTAAAAGAAGCACACTATGTTCTTCATAATGGTTTTGATTCTCTCAATATCAAACCAAGACCAGGAGATATATTGGTCGGTAAACCACAAGGTGTGAAGATCAATCAAGGATTCAGCGAATCTTCTATTGAACTTGGAACAAGACAAAGAGCACTTGTAGGAAAACGATTCGGTCTGGGAAATGTTTATGATGACGGTTTCCAATATGGTAAATATGATAAGGATCTCAACATCATACCAATATGAAGAAAGAATTTAAAGACCTTCTACTAGAACTTGGAATTGAATCCACTCAAAGGATTTATGAACCATCCGAAAAGATTACAGTTAGAATTTCAACAGAGTATGATGAGATTTTATTTTTAGGTGTCGTCTACAATATCTTTAAAAATAAAACCAGTTTCTTGTATCAAGAATATGAGTCACACCAGGATCCAGAAAGAGTTTTAAATATAGCAAACAAACTCAACTTAAACACACCAGGAAGAGTGTCAAGAGTTGACTGGCAAATCAATCACAGTAGCAACCCAGCACTTTTCACAACTGAAGACAATAGAAAAATATTATTTGCCTTTATGAACGGTGTAATAGAAGTCATCAAAGTTGGTGATGGTGAGAATGGACCAAAACCAAACGACATTCTAATCGGTCTTCCTTGGGATGGGTCATTATTTGTTCCGATTCACCATCCAGAAAACGCAAGAAAAAGATCCCTACTTAATAAAAAGTTTGGATTTGGTGATCTTGATCAATACAACTATCAGTATGCCAAGTATGATAAGGATCTTAACTTAAATCCTATCTGATCTCAAAATCTAACTTTCGTACTGTTCTATTTCTACGTGCTTCCTGAAAAGCAAGATCCTCTTTTGTAAGAAGATTAGAAGTTTTTGATTGCTTGTCAGAAGAAGTCATCACCACTTTGGACAAATCCAAAGCAGTAATCGTGTCTCCTTTTACTGTGGTCATATTTGTACAACCACAAGACTTTGTTCTGACTGGGTGACTGACTAATTCAGTCCCACAGACTTTACATCTTACACTAACCATAATTCAATACCAAATTATTCAGTAAAGGATCTTAACATCCAGATAAACTTGCCGTGTGCTTCGTTTAAATCATCAAGAAGATTAACCGTACCTCTTGACTTTTGATTTTCTGCTTCGGCAGCAGCAGAATCAAACATACCTACTAACTTTTTGTGATCATCTAATAAATCACGAATCATTTCCATCGCATCAATATTAGATTTTGCTTCTCCAACTCCAGAGACTTCAATAACTCTTGAAAGTGAACTGACTGGTTTGACACCAAGAAACCTCATATGCTCGGAGATACGATCAACTTCCTCCTGAATAGCAAGATACTGTTCACCAAATAAATCGTGAATCTGCTTAAAGTCAGGTCCAACAATGTGCCAGTGATAAACCCAAGTCTTTTGAAAGAGAACGAAAAGACTTGCCTGAGTATCAGAAAGTAGTTTATATAAGGTTTCCATTATACTCTTTTTTGAGTATTTATAAGTGGGTGATGACGGGATTGAACCGCCGACCGCCTCGGTGTAAACGAGATGCTCTACCGCTGAGCTAATCACCCAAGAAATTAGAACTTGTTCATCATATATTCTACAGTAGTTGCTACATCATTCATAGCATCTCGTAGATTTTCTCTTTGCCCCGACTCTTGTCTTACAACTGGACGGTGATCGTCAGTTAGGGTCCAACGCCACTGTTTCATTTCATTACAATACCAGAGATTAATTTTCATTCTTTGAGTATTCTAGTTTGATCCAGTTTAGAAGAGCATAAACTTCAGACAATTCTGACTTATGATCTTGATAGTCAGTATCATCTAACATTTCCTCTCTTTCATAAAACTCAATCTCACTAGTCAAATAATCAACATAATGATTGATAGCAGTCATAGCGACTTCTCTATCACGCTGGGAAATAAGAGACATAGACCTCCTAACTCGTTATCTATAATACATTAAAAAGGGGGTCTTGTCAACCCCCTCTATGTATCACTTCTCGCCTAAACCAACTTGTTTGACTTTGATGCGAGCCTTGTTAAGGATAGAACCAGCAAGAGGAACATAACCCAGATCATCAGCAATACCTTGTGCTTTAGTGCTCAGAGCATAGTTCAGTGCCTCACGGACTGCTTCTGCCTTACCAGCAGGATAACCACTCTTATAGGCAAGAATCCAGGTCAGAGTGGAGATAGGATAGGCAAGGGCGCCTGCGGGGTTGGGATCTTCACCAGCAAGAGTCACAGGGTCAATCTTGATACCGTTCAGAGCAGCAGCACCAGTCACAGCGGAAGGACCAACGAACTTACCTGCTTTATTCTGGAGGACGGCAGCTTGGAGTTTATTTACGCGAACGAAACCCGTGTTCACATAACCGATAGCACCAGGAGTGTTCTTAATGGTTCCAGCAACACCCTCATTACCCTTAGCACCGACACCAACTGGCCAGTTCACGGACTTACCAACACCAGGAGCCCAACCACCGAACGCATCCAGTGAGTTGGTGAAGGCATAAGTGGTTCCAGAACCATCAGAACGATGAACCGTCACCATCTTACCAGCAGCACAACCAACTTCCTTCCAGTCCTTGATGTGTCCCATAAAGATATGGACAACTTGTTTCTGAGTCAGTTTCAGTTTACAACCAGGTTTGTTATAGGCAACGGCAATCGTTCCGCCGACCATAGGAATCTGAACGACACCACGCTTGACCTTTGCTGCTTCCTTTGCCTTGATAGGTTCATCAGTAGCACCAAAGTCAACAGTTCGCCAGCACCAGAACCACCGGATTGATAATTGACTTTTTCACCAGTGGTGGAAGAATAATCAACGAACCAACGTTGATAGATTGGCGCAGGGAAGGTAGCACCTGCTCCGTTAATAGCAGGTCCAGCAAATGCAGCAGCAGGAGCAAGAGCAAGACCGAGTGTAGCAATGTGTTTGAGTTTCATTGTAGAAAATCGTAGGTTAAGAAAAAGTTAAATAGTCCCTTACACCAAAAAACCTCTCCGAAGAGAGGTTTAGAGGTATCGTAGATATTATCAGAAACGGAAGGTCGTCTGAATCACACCACCATAGTTAGAAGAAGCATTCTTCAGACCTTGGTTGTTAGACACATAGAACACAGCAGGAGTGATGCTGATGTTGTCGCTAACCTTGTAACGATAGAAAGCTTCCCACATCAGAGCATCTTTGCTCAGAGTAGGTGCGTTACCAGGAGCACCGATGGCGAAACCAGCGGCATTACCCTTAACAAACACATCGCTCCACTGAAGACCTGTCATCCAAGTCTGAGAATTGGTAGCGGCATTAGGAGTAGATGTACCACTCACATAGTTCCAACCATAAGCAGCGGAGATAGAAGGAATGATACCCGACTTCTTGGGTTGCCAATAAGCATTCAGAGAATAACCATTGGAGGTCTGGTTGGCAGCAAGAGTACCAGCATTGCCAGCAACACCATTAAAGGTACGGATACGGGTGCCTTCAGTACCATTACGATAACCGAATGCAACACCATACTGAGGAGCACGATAACCGACCTGTGCCAGAGTATTCAGAGCACCAGAGGCATCAAATTCACCTTTGGTTGAATCAGAACCATTCTGGGCAACATAGTTGATACCAGCAACGAAACCACCCTTACCTTTCTTACCAGGTTGAACCCACTGAGCACCAAAACCAGAACCAGTTGCCTTGTTGTAAACGCCAGGAGCACCAGCAACGGAGAAGAAGTCAAGAACGTCCGACTTGTATGCTGTAGGAACCCAAGCCATTTCGGTGTTACGAACCAGAGCACCAGCAGTCAGGGTCACGCCTTTGGTGAGACCAGGGAAGCTGTAGTACAGACGGTCAAGAGTGACTTGGTTCGCATAGGTTTCTGCCTTGTCCAGTTTGAACAGAGACGAGGAAGAACCAAAGGGTTGCGATGAGAAGTTACCAGAACGCAGACGGGTCTTGAGCAGATCCTTACCAGTGAAGGAGGTATCAAAACTCAGGCGGAGGTCATAGTTGAAAGCGGTGTTTCCAACGTTGGTGCTGTTAGCAAGACGAGCACCTTCTACACCACCCAGAACGAAGGTTGCTTCACCTTTCAGTTTGGTAGTGGTAGAGAACTGCTGTGCCTGAAGAGCAGCAGACTGCTTCTCCAGTTTAGCAACGCGACCACGAAGAACCTGAAGTTCATTAGCGAACTCGGTAGCAAGACGATTGAGTTCATCGGTAACTTCGGTCACACGATCAAGGCAAGCATTCAGGAGTGCTGCTGCCTCAAAACGAGTCATGGATTGACCGCCACCAAAGGTGCCGTTGGGATAACCAGCGACGCAACCATAACGTTCTACGAGGTTGCTGAGTGCCTGATATGCCCAATCCGTAGGACGGACATCAGACAGTTGTGTGACGCTAGAAACCTGTTCTGTGGAAGTGTATTGGTTGACTGCTGCCATATTAAGATCTGCGGCATTCGCAGCAACAGGAGCAACCATTCCCAAAGCAACAGGTGCAAGCATCAGTTGTTTGATTTTCATAAAAAGTTTGTTTTAGTACTAAACGGCATTATACACCAGGGCATACAAACCCTATGTGTTATGAGTCACATAATTGACGCGAGTAATTGGGGCGTCTCTTATGCGGTTTTATTTAGAGAGACTTAACCAATTCTTAAAAGATGATTAAGTTAACGGTATCATAGCATAACCATATATGGTATGTCAATTAAGATACGGTTAAGGTTTTTTAAGAGCGGAGTATCGGAATCGAACCGACGACATCTAACTTGGAAGGATAGCGTTCTACCGCTGAACTAACTCCGCAATGGTGGGGATTTACCCAGCCTCAGGTTTCCCTTCACAGGCACGGAACCCCACGCACACTTCCTTCACACTTGGATAGTGTAAGACATAATGGGTATTATGTCAAGAGCCCCCCATCGGACTCGAACCGATGACCGCCGCTTTACAAAAGCGGTGCTCTATCCAACTGAGCTAGAGAGGCTTGAATGATGTATTTGATGACAATTGGCACAAAGAACTTCACACTTTTCTGCTTCTTTTTTTATATTTTCAAAAGAAAATCCCCAACGAAGCATATCTGCTACATTATACTCTTTTTCACCGTCGTGGTGAAATTGAAGAGCACGATGATCATCAAAACCGCAACGCTCACATTTAAGAGTTTTTTTCCAAGAAACATACTGTTCCTTAATATTTGCGGTTCTCTTTTTTACCACTTTCTTCTGACAAACTTTACATTCACCACGAAGATATTTTTTACCATCAACAATACCAGCAGAGTGAAACTCGTTTAAATTTTTGGTAATACCACATTTAGAACAAGTTTTCATAACTCTCCTGTTTTGTAACTATTTATAAAAGTTACAAACTCCCCCACCTGGACTCGAACCAGGAACACTTTGATTAACAGTCAAATACTCTGCCAATTGAGCTATAGGGGAATGGTTTGGAGAATAAATCTCCAACAGGCGTATCAGGATTCGAACCTGAGATAAGGCTTTAGAAGAGCCGTGTGATAATCCACTTCACCATACGCCCATAAGAGACCTCCCATCTTTATCGACCCAGTGGGCAGGGAGGGGCAGGACTTACACGGAGTTTGGACCCCCGCCGCCTATGAGAGTATTATACTACTGCTTGGGGCAGTCGTCAACCCATACGGCACAGATTCTCATTTCTCCACCAAGCAGTCTTTGTGCCTCACTGCCGTCTGGTGGTTTCTCAACATACTTAGGTTTCTTTATGGATTCGTTGATAATGCGATCATATTCAGGTGTGACCTCATCAATCGCACGATCAACATCACGCTTGATTCTACGTTCTAACTTCGCAGGATCTTTAATAACAAATTCGTTAAGAATAGTTTGTGGGAAATATTTTCTTTGAATCTCATCCAGTAAGTCCCAAAGTCCATCTTGAGATACTCCTGTGCATTGTGAGAGTGCTGCTATAAGAGAAGATAATACAATTCCTATTATAGCGTATTGTTTTATATCTGGTTTTTGTTTTCCAAATTTAAACATAAGAAAGGGGAGGTCTGCAGCACTCCCCTTATATATTAAACTTCTACCGCGATCAGTTTGGAAGCATACTCATGTGCATAAGATGTAC